TCAAGAGTTTTTAGCCACTTTCGAAACATACGCAGGCAGGATTTATTACGCATTTGATCGCAAAGACAATTGCCAACCTCCTGAATCAATAGACTTATCCGTTGTTTACATAGGCATGGACTTTAACATTGATCCCATGTCAGCAGTAGTAGCAGTACGTCAAGGGGATAATTTGTATGTCATCGATGAAATCCGCATGTTTTCTTCTAACACCGCCGAAATTGTGGAGGAAATTAAGAGCAGATACGGCCGCAGTAAAATCTTCGTCTATCCAGATCCAGCCGGAGCCGCACGAAAAAGTTCGGCTGGCGGCGTTACTGACCACACGATACTCGCCAACAGTGGCTTTGTGGTTAAAGCACCCAGAAGTCACACGCCTGTCAGAGACAGAATAAATGCTGTCAACAGTCGTTTGAAGGATTCAACGGGTATTAGGCACCTGTTTATCCATCCTCGATGTAAATACACTATTGAAGGCCTTGAGAGACAAACTTATAAAGAAGGAACCAGTCAACCCGATAAGGATTCGGGCTATGACCACATGATGGACGCATTAGGTTACATGGTTGACTACCTATTTCCTCTGCGCAAAGATCATGGCGACATACGTCAACCCCATCGATGGGGACACCAAATCGGAGTTAGATAACAATGAGCAATTTATACGAATTATACCTAAATGTAACATCAACTAATACAACATATAATGATCTCAAGGATCGTTGGCAGTTTTATTTGGAAAGTTACCAAGGCGGTGATGAATACCGTCAAGGCGGGCATTTGACTCGCTATGTCAATGAAACAGACGGAGAATATTCAGCAAGACTGACAGCAACACCTGTGGACAATCATTGTCGCTCAGTAGTTTCAGTTTATACCAGTTTCTTATTTCGTGAAGAACCTGAGCGTGAATTCAACAGTTTGACTCTAGACCCCATGCTGGAAGACTTTTTAAAGGACGCGGACCTAGATGGACGCAGTCTTGATGCTTTTATGAAAGAAGTGTCAATTTGGAGCAATGTGTTTGGACATGCTTTTATATTGGTAAGCAAGCCCAACGTGGGTGCTGTTACTCGCGCAGATGAACTGGCAGTGGGTCTGCGTCCTTATGTGTCATTGCTAACACCATTAGTTGTCATGGATTGGTCATGGACACGCAGTTGGACAGGCCGTTATACCCTGGACATGATCAAGTACATTGAAGATGTCAACGGTGATGAGCAAGTTATCAAACAGTGGACACCCACTGAAATTACCACTTGGATTGTGGACACACAAGAGCAAACTGTTAATAACGAATACACTGAACCCAATGGCTTGGGCATTGTGCCTGCTATCATTGCCTATGGTAATCGCGGTCCTATACGTGGTGTTGGCGTCAGTGATTTGTCAGACATTGCCGATCACCAAAAGAAGATCTACAACGAATTGTCTGAAGTGGAGCAAAGCATACGCTTAAACGGACATCCCACAGTGGTTAAAACTGTGGATGTAGAAATGTCTGCAGGTGCTGGTTCTATTGCACTAATGCCAGAGAACTTGGATCCTGGCTTAAAACCTTACATGCTGAATGTTTCAACAGACATTGGCGCCATTTATACCAGCATACAAAATTCTATTGATGCCATAGACAAAATGGCCAACACTGGTGCTATTCGTGCTACACAAAGCCGTACACTCAGTGGTGTGGCCATGGAAACAGAATTCAGTTTGCTCAATGCACGTCTAAGTGAAAAAGCCGATAGTCTTGAACTTGCTGAAGAACAGTTATGGCGCTTGTACTGTCAGTATCAAGGTTTTGAATTTGACGTAGAAATTGAATATCCAAAGAGTTTTAACATCCGTGATGATTTAAAAGAACTACAAAAATTACAAATAGCCCGAACAGCCGCAACTGATCCTAGAGTTATTGCAGTAATTGATCACGAAATAGTAGAAGCCCTAGGCGAAGATGCAGAATTAGTACTGGGCAAGACAGAATATCTACCAGCAGATCAATTACCGCCAAAAGAACTGTTTGAACCACACTACATGGTTGATCCAGAAACAGGTGAAAAGTACATTGCACGTACAGAAGCCGAGCACATGGCCTATGCAGAGCAAGGCTATTATCACAAAGACTATTAAGGAGCGATTATGAAATCTTACAAGAAAAAGAAAAAGCCTGGACCAGGCAAAAGGAAGTATTGATATGCCAATAATGCGAGCACGAGGCCCTCGAGGTGGCAAGGGTTACAAGTACGGTAAACATGGTAAAGTTTACTCTACTAAAAAGCAGGCCATAAAGCAAATGGTAGCAATTAAGATCAGCGAGGGTAAAATCAAGCCCAAGACTAAAAGAAAGTAACGAAAACCTGGCTAACTATATGTTTATAGCGGGGTCGTTATAAATAACATTATTAAACACTCTTAAGGAGGCGATGCACAATGTCAGACAATACATTGGTACAAGATAACGCAACTGATGCGGCAGCACAAGATGGTGAAAATCAGGCACAAGCGACTAAGACTTATAGTCAAGAAGAAGTAGACAACATGATGGCTCGTATGCGAGGTTCATTAGAAAAGAAACTTCTTAAGCCATACGCAGATTTAGGTGATCCTGAAGAACTTCGCTCAATTAAAACTGAGTGGGAGAAAAAACAACAGGAACAGCAGATCAAGCGTGGAGAGTTTGAAAAGACTCTACAAGAATTAGCCGCTAAAAAGGATGCTGAAATCCAAAAGCGAGATAGTATTATTAAGGAATACAAAGTTAATACGCCATTGCTCAGTGCCGCCGCAAAATACAATGCTGTGAATGCTGAACAAGTCAAAGCACTATTAGCGCAACAAGTAAGACTTAATCAAGAAGGTGAAGTGGAAGTGGTAGACAGCAAGGGATCAGTTCGTTACACAGATAGTGGTGCTCCCCTCGATGTTGACAGTTTAGTCCGAGAATTCTTAGACCAAAACGCACACTTTAAATTGGCTGCTCCTAGCACGACCAACACCAAATCAAATATCTCCGCGGATACAGGCAAACGAGTAGACATCAGTAAATTAGATATGAAAAACAAAGAACACCGCAAGATTTACGCAGAATATCGTAAACAGGCGGGATTAGCCTAATACATCAAGGAGATATTTAAATGGCTTCAACAACCTCAACCCTAAACGACCTGCTACCAGCGATTACCGCTGAAGCAATGTTCGTTGCAAGCGAGCGCAGTATCATGCGTGGTCTTGTTAAAAATTATAGCATTCCAGCAAGCAATGGTAAAACAATTACCGTTCCACGTTATCCAGTTCAGACAGCAGCAGCATTGACAGAAGGTAACGAAGTAAGCAGTACAGCAGTTTCAACTGATGGCGTAACGTTGACTGTTAGTACAGTTGCTATCCGCAGTCTAGTAACAGATCTAGTTCGCGCCAGTGCCGCTAGCAATGTTGTTGCTGACTTAGGTCGCTTATTTGGTGAAGCAATCGCCAAGAAGATGGACCAAGATCTACTAGCATTATTCAGTGGTTTCAGCACCGGTGTTGGTGGTGCAAGCACAGCAATGAGCGCCTCTCTTATTGCTAACGCAGTTGCACGTTTACGTGCATCAGCAGTTCCTGGCGATGCATTGGCTTGCGTATTACACCCATACGTTGCTTATGACCTTAAGAAGGATCTAACCAATACATTTGCTAACCCAAATGCTGGTATTATCCAAAATGAAGCAATGAGTCAAGGTTACGTTGGTATGCTATTTGGCGTTCCAGTATTTGAGTCTGCTAATATTGCTGACACTGGTACTGCTGGTGATTACGTTGGTGCTGTATTCCACCGTGACGCACTTGGCCTGGCTATGATTGGCGACATTAACATTGAAACTCAACGTCGTGCAAGTTATGTTGGTGACGATGTTGTTGCATCAGCACACTACGGCGTTGGTGAAATTTATGATGGTTACGGTGTAAAAATTACCGCTGATTCATCATTAGTTGATCCAGCCTAATAAGGAATTGATACTGACCTTTCGACAGTCAGTGGCAATATTGTAGTTCAGACGCTACAATTCTCCTCGGAAAGGACTTAGCAAAACTAAGTCCTTTCTTTTTGGCTATTATTACCCCTGTTTTACCCTACCGAACTAAATACTGATAACAGCAAGAAGGACTTGCTTGTTTTATATTAACTACGGAGAAGGACTCTATGTCATACGCAACCCTTGACGACTTACTACAGGTCGAACCTACTATAACAGATTATGGTGTGCTAGATTGGGATGCAGAACTAGCCCGTAGTGAAACAGAAATCAATAGAATAATTCAAGTTCGTTGGTTTCAAGCATTTGCAAGAACAAAAAGTCCTCAACCACAGTTTGATCCCGATTTACTAACTGCCAGCCAGTGGACACAAGCCACAGTTTATCACTGTATTGCTTATCACATTGCTCCTAAACTAACCAAGTTTGAAACACAGGGCAACGAAGACAAATTCCAAGTAATGATGAACTACTATCAAGGCCGTTTCGAGCATGAAATGGACCTTTGCCTGCGTTTGGGTGTAGAATACGATCTCAATGACAACAACACAATAGACTCTGGCGAAACTGTTTCAACAGGTTCTTTAAGATTGGTGCGTTAATATGCCAAGTCTAAGAGAACAAGTAGCCATCAACATTGTTGATACTCTTAAAGAAATAGATGACCCGCATGTTGTCTTGGTCACAAGAGATCCATTTGATGTTGAGAAACTGGCCATAACACAATTTCCAGCATTGCTAGTACAGCAAACAACCGAATCTCGCGAAACAATTACCATGGGCCCAACTGCAACAGGACGCAGAATGGGTGTTATAGAATTTGAGATCCGCGGCTTTGTACGTGGAACAGAATTAGATTCAAGACGTAATGAACTTATTGAAGCAGTAGAAGAAGCCTTAGACAGTGATCGCTATCGCGGACTGTTAGCACAAGGCGTTACTGACAGCCAAATCCGTAGCATTGAGATTGTACCACGCTTACAACCATTGGCTGAATTCATTATGACATTAGATGTAACTTACAATTACCTAAGAGGTACAACATGATTCAAGTAAACAAAGATGGTTTGTTTCGACAAGTCAGTCAAAAACAATTACAACAATACTTAGATGCTGGATGGTCAGAATCTAAACAAGAAAAGCCTGAACAAGACGTCATTCGTCCTAAGGCACCGGTGAAGTCTAAGGCGACCGTAATAGCCTTAGAAGGCAATATTAATAAAGGAGACGAATAATGCCCATACTAACAGGAAACAACGGTGTAGTCAAGATCGACAACGCATCAGGCACACCAACATCAGTAGCAAGTGTACGCAACTTTTCAGTTGACATTACAGCAGACACAATTGAATCAACCGCAATGGGTAATGACACACGTCAGTATCTAAAAGGTTTAAGTTCATGGTCAGGTTCAGCAGATATCTATGTTGACACAGCCAACTTAACTGGCGGTGCAAGTGTTATTGCCGCATTGATCCCAACAGGTGGATCAGTAGGTGATGCACCAATTACAGTTGAGTTATACACTAACAACACAGCAGGTAAATTTGCAGGCGAAGCAATCATTACTGGTTTTACAGTAAACAGTTCAATGGACGGCATGGTAGAAGGTTCTATCAGTTTCCAAGGTTCTGGCGCAGCAACATTTACTGCCTAATAGGAGAATAAAATGCCTACAATGACAGGTAATGATGGTGCAATCACTATCAATTCAATCTCATTAGCGGCTGTTCGTAACTTTTCAATTGACGTTACAGCAGACACTATTGAAACAACAACAATGGGTACAGATGCTCGCACTTATGTTAAAGGTCTAAGCACTTTTAGCGGTAGTGCTGACATTTATTTTGATCCAAGCGAATTCTCAGGCAGTGACGTAACATTTAACCCAACAAGCACCAGTGCTTTGGTTGGTGCAAGTGGTGTTGCTGGCAAGTTTTACTTGGATCAAGATGCAACAAACGATGTAGTATTCACAGGTAACATCATTGTTACTGGTTATACAGTCAATAGTTCAATGGATGGCATGGTTGAAGCATCAATCAGTTTCCAAGGAACTGGCGGTACTACATTTAGTGCAACAGGAAACGTGTAATTCATGCTAGCGGTTAGATTCGAAGGTGTCAGTTCAACTAATAGAAAGTTGGATCAAGCCTTACAGAGCGCGATAAAAATTCTAGCCAACGACATGTTCACAGAAGTGACCAAGCGCACTCCTGTGGATACTGGAAGAGCAAAGAGCGGATGGCGCAAATCAGTGCAAAAGGATAATTTTGTCATTGATAACGCTGTGCCTTATATAACTGTGTTAGACAAAGGTCGACATATGACCAACAGAGGATTGCGTGGATCAAACCAAGCACCTCGTGGTATTGTTGGACCAAGTCTCGAATCTATCAAAAGGAAGAATTAAATGAGTAAAGTATTAGAACGTGCAACAGCACATTTTCGTAATCAAATTTCAGGCGAAATGCGTTCAATCGAAGTTCCTGAATGGGAAACTAAGATTTTTTACAAGACTGTGACTAACTTAAAAGAAGAAGGTCGTATTCTTGAACTAAGTCAACAGGGCAAAACCGTTGAAGCATTGGTTGAAAGTCTTGTAGTTCGTGCTCGCAATGAAGATGGTAGCAAGATGTTTAGCATGCCAGACAAGATTACACTTATGAACGAAGTAGATCCAAAAGTCTTAATTCGTGTTGTAGGCGAAATGAATAATGTTGTGCAAGATCTAAGTCAGGAAGCAGTAGAAAAAAACTAAAAGCAGATCCGGATCTGCTATTTGCCTATAGATTGGCAAAGGATTTGGGTCTGCTAGTTGAGCAAGTATTAGAAATGAGCACCGCTGAATTTGCTGGATGGGCCGCATTTTACAAATATGAGGCTGATGAGCAAAGAAAAGCAATGCAACAAGCAAAAGGACGAAGGTAATGGCCGATACAAGAATTGTCGTAACCGCGGATACAAGACAGGCAGAAAGAGCCTTAGGTGATCTTCAGGATACATTAAAAGGAATAGCCGGTATTGTCATTGGCGGGGATGTCATACGACAGTTAGGTGCCATGGCCATTGAAGCACAAACACTGACCAATAAACTTAAATTAGTCAGTGGCACAACAGAAGCAACCAATGCCAACATGGCTGTACTTGCAGAAACTGCCAAACGTACTGGTAGTAACTTAGGTGCAACAGTTGATCTGTTTACTAAACTAGCCGCAAGTTCAACATTTGCTGGTAGTAGTACTCAAGCACTAGCAGGCATTGTTGAAAACTTTAACAAGACCCTACAGATTAGTGGTGCAGATGGTGCCGCGGCAGCAAGTGCTATCTATCAGTTTAGTCAAGCCATGCAAAAAGGTAGTCTAAATGGTGACGAATTCCGTACTATTACAGAAACCAACGGCTACTTGCTACGTGTACTACAAAAAGAACTTAATGTCAGCGCAACAGAATTGCGTCAAATGGCCAGCGATGGCAAATTAAGTGCTGAAATAGTTGGTAAAGCATTGAGCGAAAGCGCAATGATTGCCAAAGACTACGCTAACGTAGTTCGTACACTTCCACAAGCATATGAAAACTTAAAAACAAGTCTAACAGTGGCCATAGGTCGTTTGGATGACATGCTGGGCATTAGTAGAAGCCTAGCGGCAGGCCTAGACTTTTTAGCCAACAATGTTGGAATACTAGTTGGAGCCATAGGTGGACTAAGTGCGGCATTGGTTATACTAGCCGCTCGTAGTGCTACGGTAAGTGCTGTGCTTGTACGCAGTGGTTGGGGAGCGGCCATTGTTGGTGTTGGAGCGGCAGTTGGGTATCTTGCTGAAAAGATGGGCTTGTTAGGTCTAAGCACAAAAGATACTGCTGATGCACAGGCCAAACTTAATGATCAAACCAGCAAAGGTCTAGTACTAAATCACCAACGTAATCAACAGGCACTAGATTTAGACAAAGCATTAACACAACAAATTGCCAGCATGAAAGTTGCCGCGCAGTTTGACAGTCAAATGAATGGCTTGAACAATGTTCAATTGACCATACAAAAAGAAATTGCTTTAGAAAAAGTCAAGTATTTAAAAACTGGCGAAAAGATATTACCTCAACTAGAAAAAGAATTGGCTGTTGCTGTGGCCGCAAGAGAAAACGCACAACTAGCACAGCAAGGTCGTGAATTAATATTGAATAATCTCAGTTATGAAATGAGATTACAAAATGAACTTTTAATAAATTATCAAAAAATTAATGCCGCCGTAGAATCAGGAGCCGATGCGGGTCAGGCTGTAATAGCCAAAGAACGTTTAAGATTACAAGCCTTAAGAGATATGGCTGTAATTGCAGAAAAAGATCCTACAAAGACGTTATTTGAACGCTATCAAATGCGTTTACAAGCAATTATTGTTAATTTACAAATTGCCAATAAAGAAGCAGCCAAATTGATGTCAGGTGAGATCGATTTACCACAAGGCGCTCCATTAGGCGGTGGTCAAACAGTTGGCGGGGTTATCAACCCTATGACAGATCGCTATAAGTTGATTTTACAAGGCGACGTTAATTATAATCTTGAAGCCATACGTTTACAACAAGAATTGTACAACGAAAAATTAGGCATTGCTGAACAATACTATGCGGCTTTGTTACAACAAGAACGTAATTTTCTTGGCATGCAATCATTTGGTAGTGAGCAAGCCAAACAAATTGCTCGTGAACGTACAGAGTTTGAAAAGAAAACAACACTAGAAAAAACACAGTTTGGCATTGAGCAAGGCGCTATGATGTTCTCAGCATTAGGCGCACAGAATAAGAAAGCATTTGAAGCGGCCAAGGCATTAAACATTGCGTCAGCCATAATGAACACTTATGCGTCAGTGACCAAAGCACTTGCGGCTTATCCATGGCCATTCAGTATGGTAGCGGCTGGTGCAGCATTGGCCATGGGTATGGCACAAGTTGCACAGATTAGAGCACAAAGTTACAGTGGAAGAGCACTTGGTGGACCAGTTACAAATAACAATCCTTACATAGTAGGTGAGCGTGGTCCAGAGTTGTTTGTTCCACGCAACAACGGAACAATTATTCCAAATAACCAATTAGATGGTGGTGGCGGTGCAACTATCAACTTCAATATACAAGCCAATGATGCTCAAGGCTTTGATGATTTACTAATACAGCGTCGTGGCATGATTACACAATTTGTCCGTGAT